CATCGTCGCATGGCTGCGGCGGCCCGTGCCCGAGAACTCCGCGAGTACCTGACCCAGCATGGCCGCTAAGTCCGGCGACACGTGCGAGCGGTGCAAAGCCGCTCGCCTCAACGTCGCATCGAGTCAGGCACGAGGCGAGTACCAGACTCGCTACCTGCGCTGCCCCCGCTGCGGGCACACCGACAAGCACGTCGTGCATTCGGAGCACGTGCGTCGTCGGGCTTTTACTTCATAGTAAAAAACCCGGCTGCGAACTGGATGGGTGCCGGTCTGGCTCCGTACGTTCGGTGATAGGTGGCGTGAGCGCCGCCGCATCCCGACCAAGGAGTCACGCTCGTGGACAAGATCAAGGCACTGCTCGACGAACTCGCCGCTGTCGTCGCCGAGATGGAAGCGATGAGCGAGACCCCGGCCGAGGACGGCGCTGAGCCGATGACCGAGGAGCAGGAGGCTTCGCTCCGCTCGCTCGAAGCCCGTGCCGACAAGCTCCGCGAGCAGATCGAGTTCCTGCAGCGCGTGCAGGCGAAGGAGCTCGAACTGCGTGCTGTTCTGGAGCGTGGTGCCCCTGCCAAGGCGGTCGAGAAGGCTGCCGTCACCGAGGAGAGCCCCGTGGAGAAGCGTACCGTCCCCGCGATCCCCGTGTCGCACGGCCCGCTCAAGGCGTTCCGTAGCGCTGAGTCCGCGTACCGCGCTGGCATGCACATCAAGGGATTCATCTTCGGCGATGCCGAGGCCCGTCGGTGGTGCAATGACCACAACGTCGAGAGCCGCGCCCAGGCGGGCGGCGTCAACTCGCTCGGCGGTGTCCTGACCAGCCCCGAGATGTCCACCGAGGTGATCCGGCTCGTCGAGGAGTACGGCGCGTATCCGCAGTACGCCAAGCGGGTCACGATGAACTCCGACGTGCTGAACTACGCCCGTCGCACCAGCGGCCTCGCTGCCCGCGCCGTTGGCGAGAACGCCGAGATCACGCAGAGCGATGTCGGGTTCGACAACGTCGAGCTCACCGCGAAGGTGTACGGCGTCCTCAACAGGGTTCCTAACTCCCTGCTCGAAGACTCCGTGATTGACCTCGCAGACGCAATGGCCGTCGAAACGGCACAGGCTTTCGCGGAAGTCTTCGACGAAGCCGGGTTCATCGGGGCCGGTGAGGACAAGTACCATAAGACCGAGGGCGTCTGCACGAAGATCCTCAAGGCCGACCACTCCGCGAGCGTGATCGCTGGCGAGACGACCTTCGGTGCCCTGACCCTCGGGTCTTTCACTGCGGCGGTCGCGAAGCTGCCTCTCTACGCCCGCCGGAACGCTGCGTGGTACATCTCGCCCGCTGGCTGGGGCACCGCGATGCTTCGGCTCGCGATGCTGCCGGGCGGCTCGGCTGGCCCCGGCGGCAACATGGCCGACAACGTGGCGGCCGGGTTCGGCGAGCGGTTCTTGGGCTACCCGGTGCGTCTGGTTCACAGCATGGAGTCGGCCCTCACCGGCACTACCGGAAAGGTCGCGGCTCTGTTCGGTGACCTGTCGCAGGCGGCGTTCTTCGGTGAGCGGCGTGTCATCACCGTCCGCACGCTCAGCGAGAGGTACGCCGAGTACGACCAGACCGCCACGTGGGCGACGACTCGCAATGCGATCGCGGTGGCGAACGTCGGCTCGACGACCAAGGCCGGGCCGATCGTGGCGATCAAGTTCGGTGCGTGATCCGACGACTGACTCTCAACCCTCCGAGGAGATTTGACCAGTGAACCATCTCGAAGCCACGAAGTCCGTCGTCGGCCACACGCAGGATCTGACGGCGGCGCAGACCCACACCATGACGATCGACACGCTCGGCTACGAGTACGTGTCGCTCGATGTGTGCCAGGAAGCCTGGGGCAATGCGGGCTATACCTCGCAGGCCGCGTTCACGGTGCTGAAACTCGCCGATTCCGAGGACAACTCGTCCTACTCCGACGTGACGGCGTTCGTCGGTGGCGGCAGCGGCGGCTTCACGATCCCGACGCCGACCAGCACGTCGGCCGATCTGGTCGTGCGGATGGACGTGGATCTGCGAGGCAAAAGCCGCTACCTCCGCGTCACCGCCACGCCCTACACGACCGGCAACGTCTACACCGTCGCCCGGCTCGGCAAGGGTGTCGATGGCCCGGTCAGCGCTTCCGCGAAGGGCGTCAACGCCACGGTCAGCGGCTGATCCGGCTTGACACGACCGACACAGTGAGCGGCGGGTGGCGACGAGCCGCCCGCCGTTTCGCTTTGGAGGCTCTAGCGTGATCGTTCAAGTCGGCGATACGTCGGTCGAGGTGCGTGCCGAGGCGGTGCTGTCGGCTCCGAGGTTCGGGCCGCTCACGAATGTTTTCGCGTTCATCGAGAGCCTCATGCCGCTGCATATCCGCCCGACGCTCGGGCAGGGAGCATTCTGGGCGCAGGTGCTGACCCGGATGCTCGAAGAGTTCGCCCCGACGACCGAGTACATCATCACGCTCGACTACGACACGTTCGTGACCCGCTCTGACATTGAGCGCCTCTTCGCCCTCGCGATGACCTGCCAGTGCGACGCTCTCGCCCCGATCCAAGCGAAACGCGAGGACGGTCGGCCGATGCTCACGCTCCTCGACACGATGGACGACCCGCCCGCCGACGGCAAAACGGAACTACCGATGTCGTGGTTCGCCGAGCCCGTCCAGCAGGTCGATACGGCGCACTTCGGATGCACGATCATCTCCACCAGGGCGCTCAGGCGAACGCTCAAGCCGTGGTTCCACTCAAAGCCCGACGCCGATGGCGGCTGGGGCGACGGGCGGATCGATGATGATCTGTGGTTCTGGCGGCAGTTCAAGGCGTCAGGCAACCGCCTATTCATCACGCCGCGCGTAGTGATCGGTCACGGCGAGTACGTCATCTCGTGGCCGAGTAAGGACTTCTCGGGTCCGGTGTTCCAGCACACGACCGCGTGGCAGCGAACAAAGAAGCCGCCCGAAACTGCATGGAGGGTGGGTGAATGACGACAATCAGAGTGCGGATGCTGCGAGCCTACGGATCGTACAGGGCGAACGAGCTCGTCGAGGTAGACGAGTCCTTCGCCGCGAGGCTCTTCGCGTGGGGCTACGCCAAGCGAGAGACACAGCAGTCGCTGATTGAGACGGCAGCGGTGGAGCCCGTCGCGGAGCGAGCAGACGTGACGCCACGACGCAGGGGGCGACGGCATGAATGACGGCAAGCGATACCGATCACTGAAGGTCGCCACGCAGCCAGTCGTCGAGCCGGTGAGCGTCGCCGACGCCAAGGCTCACATCCGCGTCGATCACAACACCGACGACACGTACATCGCTGCGCTCATCTCGGCGGCTCGCGAGTATTGCGAGACGTACATGGACGAGACGCTCGTGGACACGCAGTACGTCATGCGGCTCGATGCGTTCCCTGCGGTCATCGAGTTGCCCCGCCCGCCGATGAGCCAGACCACCGGACGCACGGCGGTGTCGATCGTCTACACCGCGAGCGAGGCGGGCAACACGGCGACGCTCTCGACGACCGAATACCGCGTCGATCGGGACGCGAAGCCGGGCACGCTGCGAACGCTCTACGCCGGATCGTGGCCGAGCCACCTGCTCGACTACGGCAGCGTCACGGTCACGTGGTGGGGCGGTCGCGGTGACGATGGCAGCAAGGTTTCGCCGAGGGTGAAAGCCGCGATCCTCATGCTCGTCGGGCAGTGGTACGAGCGCCGCATGGCGGCCGACGCCGTGTCGCTCTCCGAGATGCCGTTCGGCGTGAAGGCGCTCCTCGACTCCGTGAAGTGGGGATCGTACACGTGATCGACCCTGGCAAACTCCGCGAGCGGGTGACGGTGCAGATCGCCACCGGTGCGACGAACGCCATCGGCGAGACGGTGCTGACGTGGAGCGACTCGACGGCTGTGTGGGCTAGCGTCGAGGGCGTGTCGGCCCGCGAGGCACTGTCGGCGAATCAGCAGGAGGTGACCGTCACGCACCGCGTGCGGACCCGATACATCCCTGGACTCACGCAGCAGATGCGATTCGCGTGGCGTGGCAGGACGCTCGATATCGTGTCGCTCCTTGAACACAACAACCGCAGCGAGCACGAGTGCATCTGCGAGGAGCGGACGTAATGGCAGACACTCGCGTCAAGGTCGAGTTCGACTCTCAGGAGCTCGCCGTGTTGCGTGCAGCGTTTCGGCGGCTGCCTGCCAACATTTCGGCACGCTATCTCGGTGCCGCCCTTCGTGCTGCGTCAAAGCCTGCGCTCAAGCAGCTTCGCCTGCTGACTCCGAAGGGACCGACCGGAAATCTCAGGAAAAGCATCGCGACAAAGGTGAAGCGGTACAAGAGCGGAAACGCCGTGGCACTAGTTGGATATCAAGCGGCAGTGGGCGGTGGGCCTAAAACGCAGGGATTCCATCAAGGCTTCGTTGAGTTTGGCACCAAAAAGCGCCGCACTAAAACACGGTACGCATCGACATACCGCAGCAAGACAGAAAAGCGGCAGGGTGAGTTTCAGATCACTACCGCCAGGCGAGGGAAGTCTGCCGGAAAGATTAGAACCAAACCGTTTCCCAAGTCCTTTTTCAAGGTTGCGAAAGTGGGGCAGCAGGTTGAGCTCGGACAGATGCCAATTGGGGGAAGAAAAAAAGCCCCGCCTGTCAGGACGGCTTACACCAGATCGCTGCCCGAGGTCCGTGCGACGCTAGAAATCCAGATGGCGGTGCGTCTGGAAAATGCCCTGAAGGATGTTGCGGACGGCGCAAAGTCTCGAGGCGTCGGGAGGCGGCGATGAGCTACAAGTCCCCGGAAAAGGTGCTGCTCGACGCCTTGGTGTCGGCCACAGCCGTGACCAGCGTGGTCGGCACACGGATCTATCCTCTGCTCGCCCCCGCCTCGTCTGCCCTGCCGTTCGTCACGTGGAGGCGCACCGGCATCGAGCGGACACAGACGCTCGGCTCGCCTCACGGCGTGCCACGGGTTTCGGTGGACTACACGGTTGTGGCGGCGACCTACAATCAGGCCCGCGAGGCGGCAGATGCCATGCGGCGAACTCTGGATGGGTACGGCGGCACGGTGGACAATACGGTTGTGGAGCAGGTCAGCCTCGAAAACGAGGTCGATGACTTCGTCACGCTGGCAGGCTCCGACCAGCCGCCTTCGTACGCGGTCACGCAGTCCTACGACATCTGGTGGAGAGAGTGACGCATGTCATACAGCACGCCGCATGATTCGTCCGGCACGAACTTCTCTTTCGCTGGCGTGACCTACACGGTCACCCAGATCACGTACAACCTCAACGACGTGGCGGCTGGCGACACGATCGACGTGTCACATCTCGGGCTCACGACCGGCGCTCAGGTCGCCACGATGGACCGCCCGCTGAAGGGCTCCGCGACCGACACGGGCCGCGAGGTGACGATCGAGTATCTCGGCAATGCGGTCATCACCGATGCCGCTACCGGCACGCTCGCTATCACGGGCGGCATCTCGCTGTCGAAGGCGGCGACCGTGTCGAGCTCGTCGGTCACCCTCGCGACGAACGACGTGATCCGGGGCTCGGCCACGTTCCGCGTGGCTCGCTGACGCGGGGAGGCTCCCGCAGTGGCGACGTACTCGACGGGCATCTCGGCGACGTGGGGCAGCGTCACGTTCACTGAGATCGCCGGTCTCTCGTGGACATACGGCGGCGAGAACGTCGGCCGGTCCGCGAACTTCAACCCGAATCCCGGCAGCGTCTCGGTGTCCGCATTCGGCACCGTCCCGAGCATCGCGCTCGTCGGTAACCGCAACACGCTCACGGTGACAGGCGGCGGGATGAATTTGACTCAGAAGGCAGTATTGGAATCGGTGTCCGCTGCCGCTGAAGTCAATGGCGTGACGCGGTACACCGCCGAGTTCACCCTCTTGGACAACTGATATGCCACTCACGAAAGAGCAGATCCTCGCCGCCGACGACTCGAAGCCCCTTGAGGTCAAGGTGCCCGAGTGGGGTGACGCCGTCTACATCCGCGTGATGAGCGTGGGTGAGCGAGACGCGTTTGAGCTGGAGTACATCCGTGCCGGTGGGAAGCACGTGGACAACTTCCGCACGAAGTACCTCCAGGCGTGCCTGTGCGACGCGAGCGGTCATCTGCTGTTCACGAAGGAAGACATCGAGACGCTGGCGAAAAAGAACGGCCGTGTAATGAATCGCCTGTGGGAAGTAGCGATGGCACACAACGGCATGACGCAAAAGGACGCCGACGAACTCGCGGGGGAATGAATGCCCGTCCCGAAAGACGATTTCTCTTTCGGCTGGCGGGCCACCTGAAGAAAACGGTGCGGCAGTTGTGCGAGGAGATGGACTCGCGAGAGTTCACGGAGTGGATCATCTACGACAGGTACTTCGAGCCAATCGGGAACCAGTGGAGGCAGTCGGCGCTCGTGGCTGCGGCAAGCGTCGCCCCGTACTGCAAGGGCAAGCCGCCGACGATTGAAGAACTGATGCCACTCGACCCGCACGCACCGCAGCACCACACGCAGATCACGGCGACGCTGAGACGACTCCAGGCAGACTTGGACGGTGAGTAATGGCGACTACTCTCGCGTTGGCGATGCAGATCAGCGCCAACACCGCTTCGCTCGCGAAGTCGGTGAAGGACGTGGAGCGCAGGCTCGACACTCTTGGAAACTCGGGCAAGAAAGCCGGTCGTGATCTCGGCGTACTAAAGAACATTGCCATCGGCCGCGTCGCGATCAGCAGCATCACGGCGGTCGCGAGCGGACTCCAGCAGGCGACGCAGGCGCTGGTCGGATTCGGCCGGTCGGTGGCGACCAGCACCGACGCATCGAGCAAGCTCGCACGCTCGCTTGGTATTACGTTTGAGGAACTCTCCGGGCTGGAACTCGCGGGCGACTTGGCTGGCGTGTCGAGTGATCAACTCGGTGCGGCGCTGAGCAAACTGCAAGTGCAGTTGGGGCGAGCCCAGGCAGGCAGC